CCGTGGGACCAGGACCAGACCCAGAAAGGCGTGGCAGTACGCGAGCATCTGGCAGCGGCCGTCAAGATCATCGTGAGGGACGTGCCGCCATGCCCTGATCGCAGCGCGGCGATCCGCAAGCTGCGCGAGGCGCGCATGGATTGCAACTCGGCCATCACGCACCGCGGCAAATACTAATTCCGTCACAGTCCTGATTAAAATGGAAGGCTCGGCGCGCAATCCGCCGCGCAAAAGTACCAGCCTTCCCAATACCCATCGATCATGCGCACCTGCGTAAAATGAAACCTGTGAGCTGGAGCATTTTAATCGTAGACAGCGCCGACATCGCGGCAATCAAGGCCGGCGTTGTAGCGATCGCGCAGCAGCTCACAGAGCTCCAGAAAGGGGAGACAACGATCATGAGCCAAATCACCGACTGGGCTGCCAAAGAGCAGGCCAACCTCGACACAATCAGCAAAACGCTGGACGGCATTGTCACAGGAGTAGCCAACCTCGATACGATGATCCAGAATTTCCAGAATTCGCCAGGCACGCTCAGCCCCACCGACCAGGCGGCGCTAGATGCGATCGCAAACGCGTCTTCCACGCTTGTCACTAAAGCCGAAGCAATTTCCGTCGCTCCTCCGTCTGCCACCGCTCCCACCGCGCAGTCGACGACAAGTTAACTGTGTGGCTTTTTAGCCACACCTCGTGTACGCTCAAACGAAAGGAGAATCACCCGATGGCGACACCATCACGACGACGAACGACCGCATCAGGCGGCGGAAATGCTTCCGTGGAAAACGGCAACCTCATTTTGCCGCTCACGATGTTTGGATCGTTTGGGAAGCAAATCAACACGTGGTACCAGACGTGGCATGCAGCCACGCAAGGGACCGCGCAACTCACCAAGGGTTCACGGCAGCGCGGCCGGCCGCGTACGCAGGCTGCAGGCGCCGGCGGCGTCTAATCGCCACGAAAAGCGAGTAGCATGGAGAACATGCTACTCACCAACGTCTCCCGCAGTAATTTCGACACGATGGTTGCGACGCTGACCAATCGCCATCAGCAGCAAATTTCGAAAAAAGAGCAGAGCGGAGGGCGCGTCACTGGCCAAATAACCGGCCACGGCACGACGATCACGTACACGTACGACGAGAAGCCGCAGACGCTCAGCGCTGACATTTTGCATCACCCGTTTTGGGTGCGCGAAGCTCAAATCGAGAACGGGCTGCGCGACGCCATGATTCCCGCCAAAACCGGCGCCGCCGGCGGGACTGAAGTAGCCAAAGGTGCTCAGGGCTCGACTTCATCTACTTAAGCGTAAATTGCGGCTTTTACCGGCCATTCCTGCGGTTTCCCGAACCGGGCAGCGGTTTCTACGTAGCCCAAAATGATTCGGTAATTTACCGATAAATTGTTTGGTTTCTCACAATTCACTCCTGTAAACTGAAGTGGATGATGAACACTGCGCCGGTGTGCATCTCAACAGGGGCCCATCGCGCAAAAGTACTCGCCAGGCGGGATGCCTTAGTTGTAGATCACTTATCGCTCGTGCCCCCCATCGCACGGCGAATTCACCGTAAACTCCCCCCCTCTTTTGACCTTGATGATTTGATTGCTGTCGGCAATTTCGCTCTGACCCGCGCTGCCACGCGCTACAGGCCGAGCGAAAACGAGGGAACCCCGTTTTCCGCCTATGCCCGCGCCGCGATCGCCGGCGCCATTAAAGACACGTTTCGGCGCAGCAAGTTCGCCGAACAGACCATGCCGCCGCTCGATAACGTGATTGAGTTCCCGGCCCAGAAAGCTCTTTCCGAGACCGAAGAACGCATCGACCTCGGCCGCCGGTTCGCCCAGCTCCGCGCCCACATCACCGCGTGCCTGACGCCGCTCCAGGCCTCGGTAATCGACCTTTACTACTCCCCTGCCCTGCCAGACCTGCCGACCGTCGCCGAAATGCTCGGCATCACGCGAAACATGGCCTTCAAGGCCCATTCGACGGCAATTCGGACGTTGCGCGACCGCCTGCGGGAGGCTGCATGACACGGCTCACCCCCCGCGAGAGGCAAATCGCGCTGGCAGCCGGCGAGGGCAAAGGTCCAAAACAGATTGCTTCGGAGCTGAACATCAGCCCGAATACCGTGAAGGTCTACAGCTCGCGGCTGTACGCTAAGCTGCGCGTCGACGGCCGGGCCGGTCTCGCCGCGTTTGCTTTTCGGTCTGGCCTTGCCAACCCGCCCCAAGTTTCCCCTTTCGACCAGCTCTGTACGATCCTCGCCACTCACGCGTTTACCGCCGATGAGCTGCGCCAGGCTATGCTGCTGTTGATGAATCCGCCGCCTTTCACGTCCCCGCCCCTGTCCAACGATCAGCCCAAGGCAGCGTAAAAAGCTATTCCAAGAGAAGGGCCTCGCCCAGCGAGGGTGCCATGGTAGCGGTGGCCGTTAGTAAGTCCACCGGAGGCCCTTAAGCCACTCGCGGCCGCCGGCGGCGACTACCGTGTCGGATGGCCTCTCCTAAGAAATCCGCGTCCCCTCTCGCCGCCATGGTCGACGAGGCGGCGGCGCTTGACCGCGAAATCGCCCCGTTCAGACCCAAAATTACGCGCCTCGAGGACCTGAAAAAGGCGATCCGGCTGGAGTATGAAGCCGCCGACGCCAATACCCCCCATGTCGCGCCTGGCGTGAAATTCTGCGCCGTGCTGGGCCCCAAGGCCTCTCAGGCCACGATCGACATTTCCCACTTCGTAAAGCTTGTTGGGATGAAGGCCGCGCTCGGCGTCCTCTCCTGCACCCTGAAGGCGCTCGATGCGTTCCCGGCCGCGATTCCGCTGGTGGTCACCCGCGCCAACACCGGCACGCGATCGCTCGAGTTCTACCGTAAGGAAGTCTAAATGTCCGCCGTAGCAGCCTGCAGCCCCGATATCATTGCTCGTCACGGCGAAACGCTCGCCGACCACGGCGCGCGCCTCACCAACGTCGAAAAAGAGGTCGTCTCGGTCCGCGGGCGCATCGACTGGATCCTGTACACGACAATCCTCACGCTGCTGGCCGCTGTCGGCGGCCTGCTGAAGCTGCTGCACGGGTAGGTAGACACCATGGACGTTGCCGGCTTCCTCGTTCGCCTTGCGGAGCACCTCGACGGCGAGTATCCCATCTGGACCACCAACGCCGCCGGCGTGGCCTACCAACGGCGTACGAACTCCGAACTGGCCTCGGATTGCCGCGATTACGCCACTGTTGCGATGAATCTCGGGGCGGAAACCGCGGCGCTTCAGCGCGAGATCAATCTCAGCCTGCAGGCTCGAGAGGAAGTGGAACAGGCCCTCGCCGAAATTAAATGGGCTGCGGCCGGCAAGCGAAAGCGCGACCCGGCGACTACTTAGGCGCATAGGACTCAACTTCTTCTTTCTGTAGGCAACCTCTGGCGGCATCTGGCGACTAACTAACCGGATGCCGCATAGTTCACCCAATGTGACCGACATGGCGGAAGCGTCCCCTCCTTACGTTTTCGGCGCCGTCTCCGTCACGTGGTGGGCTTTGCGGCTCCGCTCCAATCAAGAGTTTCGCGTTGAAGCATTCCTTACCGGCCACGGAATTGAATCGTTTTTACCGACCTGGCGCGAACGCGTGCGATGGACCGATCGTGAGAAAACCACTGTCCGGCCGCTGTTCCCCGGTTACATTTTTGTCCGTTGCGATCGCGCCCAGATCATTGATGCGCTGCGCGTCCCCGGAGTAGTTCAAATTTTGCCAACCTCGATCGACCCAATTGAAGTTTCGGATGCCGATATTGCCAACGTTCGCGATGTGCTGGCATCTGGCCTCATGGCCTCTCCGTGCGCATATGTCGCAGGGGAAACCGTCACCATCGAATCCGGACCGCTCGCCGGCGTGTCCGGAGTCGTGGTGCGCACCAAAGGCGCGACGCGCCTGGTGGTGCGTGTTCCGATGATTGGCGGCGCGGTCAATGTCGAAGTCGGCGCAGACGATTTGCCCAAGAAAAACTGACAATGGCCAAAGCAAACGCTCCAACGGTTCGAACCCCTCTTACGCCCAAGCTCACGCCGCCGGGCGGCATGCGTCTCACCGCGCCAAAGCTGACGCTCGCCAGCGTCATGCAGGCTCCCAAGAGCAAGAAGACGAAGGCCCCCAAGGTCTAATGAGACTGACTCTCGCTTTCCTGATCGCCTCGGCGATCGCATTCGCGCAGACGACGCCGGCGCCGGCTCCCGCGTCGACCAGCTCGGCGCCGTCGACGGCCGCCGCGGCCACGGCCGCCGCTCTCAATTCGATCACGCTTCCGGCCTACGTCGCCGGCGGCGCTGCTTACAACCAATTCGCCGGCGCAAACCTCTGGGGTAGCGCGGTGATTCCGTTTTCTCAATCCCTCGGGCTGTATGAGTCAACGACGGCCGATGTCTTCCCGGTTAAGACGGTCATCAACGGAAAGAGCGGCTATGTGTTCACGACCTCGGTTCGCGAGGGAGTGCACCGCGTCATCCACCAGGACTCGAAAAACATGCTGTTGCTGGGCGCCGATGCGGGCTTTTCGTTCTCGCAGGCCTCCGCGGCCGGCTCGGCAACGTCTGGCATTTCCGGCGCCGTCACGGCTACTTACGTCCGGCAGCTGACGGCCTCACTTGCGTTTATGGTGCCGGTCCGGATGCTGTACGTCTCGAGCCTCGGCGGCTGGAATCCCATCGTTGAAATGGGGATCGTCTGGAAACCGGGCGCCAGCAAATGAGGTGTGATTCTTTCCCGTCGCCGGCGTCACTGCTCGAGCGCGCTATCGCGTTTTTACGCCGTAACCCCAAGTCGACGCTCGCAGGCCTGGCCGCGATCGCCGCGGCCTTCTGGCCCGAACGTACTGCACAAATAAGCAGTATCGCCGCGGGGGTTGGTCTGATTCTCGCTTCCGACGCAAAATGAATTTCTACCGCGCAGCTCTCTACACCGCCGGCGTGATGTTCCTCTGTTCGCTCACGCTGCTTTGCGTTGAAACGATGCGAACTGAGCGCGCCATTGTGGCGAATGTCGAAGCGCTGCGCACCGAAGCAAATGACGATGCGTTGCACTTTGAACGGGACATCGTCGCGGTAGGCGATCGCGTTTTGGAGCTCGTCGACAATCACCTTCGCAAGATCGAAGGAGAAGTACACGGCGCCGTGGTTAAGGCGGACGGGCAATTGGGCAACGCCAATCGATCGATAGCCGCATTTACAAACGCCGCCGCGAGCACACTGCCCGTCCTTGGTAATTCAGTATCGCAGGCCGCGGCCGCGATCGCGCAAGACGTCCACGGCGTCACCGCGCCGGCGGCAGCGATCGCGAACCAGGTCAACGACCAGGCGCCGCTGTTTTTGGACTGCAGCTATAACCCTGATTGCGCCTTCAACCGGTTCCAGGGGACAAGCAAAGCAATCGAGCGCACCGCGCAGGCCTGGGCGCTGGCAGCGCCGGACCTGGCGCACGACGCCTCGAGGATCGAGGGCCATGTGGATCACATCACGGCCGCGATCGAAAAAGAGGCTGACGCGCTGACCAAGCCCAAGAAGTGGTATCAGCGCGCTCTCGGCTGGGCCGAACTCGCCGGCTTTACCGCACTCAAAGTTTTCTGACAATGACCAAACTCGCGCAACTCGTAGCAAAGCAGGAAGGCTTCGGCATCGCCGGCGCCATTCCGACCGTTCGCCACAACCCCGGCGATCTCCGCCACTCGCCCCACTCCCAGCACCCAGGCGGACCGGCGCATAAAGACGACGTCGGCACGATCGACACCGATGAACACGGCTGGAGCGACCTCGAGCGCCAACTGCAGATTTACGCCGAAGAAGGACTCACGCTTCGCCAAATGGTGAATCTGTACTGTGGCTTGCCCAAGGATCCGCCGATCGGCGCAATTGCTCCGGACGGCAATAACGTCGCGACCTACCTGCACACGATCGCCTCAGGCCTGAATCTTCCGCCCGCGACGCCGGTTCGTGAGGCTCTCAAAATCGCAGCATGAAGTATCAAGCTAACCCTGTAGTCGTCGACGCTTTCCGTATCATCAACGTCGGACCTCGAGACGAGCACGGCGCCGCGGTGGTCACCCTCGACAATGGCAAACGCGAGCGCGCAGATAAGGGCATGCTCGCGCGATTCATGCCGGACGCTGGCGACTATCTGGTGGTGCAGAGCGACGGCTACAAGTATCTGAACCCCCGCGCCGTGTTTGAGCGCAAGTACTCGCCGGCCGTTCAGTGACGAAAAAACGCAAAGTATCGAGTCGCCGGGCCGCGTTTCTTGCGGCGTTCGCCGTTACCGGGCAGATCACCGCGGCGGCGAAAGCGGCGAAGATCGAGCGGCACGTACATTACCTGTGGCTCGAGACCGATCCGGACTATCCCGCTCTGTTTGAGAAGGCGCGCATTGAGGCCGTTCAAGCGCTCGAGGATGAAGCCGTACGGCGCGCAACCGAGGGCGTGTTTGAGCCCAACCTGTACCAAGGCCAATTCGTTTACCCGATTAAGGGCTATGAGCTGGACCCTGAGACAGGGCTGCCCGACAGGGGCAAGCCCATCTTCGGCAAAAAGCCGCTGGGCATGATGAAGAAATCTGACCGGTTGCTCGAGTTTCTCTTGCGCGCCGGCAAGCCCGAGAAGTTCCGCGACCGCGGCACCGTCGAGTTGACTGGCGCCGGCGGCGGACCTATCGAAATTGTCGAGCGTCTCAACGCCGGCCGCAAACGCGTCGCTGATGCCAGCAAACCGAAAACAGAAGACGAATCCAGCGATTGAGCTCGCGGAAGAGATAGCGCAGTTTTACGCGGACCCGCTTGGGTTCGTGCTGTTCGCGTATCCCTGGGGCGAGGCGGGACCGCTGAGGGATTACGCGGGTCCGGACAAGTGGCAAACCGAGATCCTAAACGAGATCGGCGCCGCGGTTCGCGAGCGTGGATTCAACGGTTTCGATACCGTCACGGCCCTGCGCATCGCGATCGCATCCGGCCATGGCATCGGCAAAAGCACGCTCGTCGCGTGGATTGTCGACTGGATCATGTCGACCAGGCCCTACGCGCAGGGCACGGTAACGGCAAACACGTTCACGCAGCTCACGACAAAGACGTGGGCACGGATCCAGAAATGGACGGCGCTCTGCATTACCGCCCATTGGTTCCGACTGACGGGCGAGAAGATGTACCACGTCGAGTATCCCGCGTCGTGGTTCTGCAGCGCTCAGACGTCGAAGGAAGAGAACAGCGAGGCCTTCGCCGGCCAGCACGCCGCGAACTCGACCTCGTTTTATATTTTCGACGAAGCCTCGGCGATCGCAGACAAGATTTTTGAAGTTGCAGAGGGCGGTTTAACGGACGGTGAGCCCATGGTGTTCGCGTTCGGCAACCCCACGCGCAACAGCGGCAAGTTTCACCGGGCGTGTTTTGGCTCGGATCGGCCGCGGTGGATTCATCGGTCGATCGACTCGCGCAGCTCCTCGCGAACGAACAAACAGCAGATTCAGGAGTGGCTTGAAGACTATGGCGAAGATTCTGACTTCTTCCGTGTCCGCGTTAGAGGCGTTCCTCCGCGGGCTTCGGACCTACAGTTTATTGGAACTGATCGTGTGGAGGCGGCTAAAAGAAACCCAGCGCTCGCCCTTTCCGACGATCCACTGGTTTGCGGCGTAGACGTTTCGGGCGGCGGCTCCGCGTGGAATGTGATCCGATTCCGGCGCGGTTTTGATGCGCGATCGGTCGCGCCTCACCGCTGGCCTGGCGATTTCGGCCGCGCCAACATGATTGCCAAGCTCGCCGAAATACTGCGCGAGAACGATCCTGCCAAGAAAGTCACCATGATGTTTATCGATTCGGCGTTCGGCTCGCCGATCGTCGAGCGGCTGCATACGTTGGGCTTTGACAACGTCGTCGAGGTGAATTTTGGCGGTAAGCCCCCCGACCATCATTTCCTCAATATGCGCGCCTTCATGTGGAACGAAATGAAGGACTGGCTTCCGCGGGGCGCGATCGACAGGAATGATGAGCGGCTCGAGGTGGATCTGACGGGCCCGGGCTGGCACTTGAACAAGAGTGACCAGATTGTGCTCGAGAGCAAACAGGACATGCAAAAGCGCGGAGTATCGTCGCCGGATGACGGGGACGCCCTCGCGCTCACGTTTGCGCAGCAGGTAGCGCCCGTACAGGAACGGCGCGATATGCGGTACCCGGCGCGGCGTGGCCCCGGCGGGTGGATGGGTTGAAACGGAGTTAAGTGAGAGACGATCGTAAATTCTTAGAACTCGCCCGCAAACGCTTCCGCGACGCCGTGGAGGCTGAGCGCGATATCCGCCGTGAAGCGGAAATCGACCTGCAATACGTCGCCGGTGAGGGACAGTGGAACCCCGGCATCAAGCAGGAGCGTGAAAATTCCGGCCGGCCGGCGCTCACCTTCTCCAAGCTGCACACGTTCGTCCAAAGCGTCCAAAACGAGGCGCGGCAGAACAAGCCGCAACCGAAAACGAACCCCATCGGCGGCGGCGCAACAACCGACGTCGCCAACGTCATCAACGGCATTCTGCGGCACATCCAATACCGCAGCCAGGCGGATGTCTCGAGCGATACCGCGCTCGAATATGCGTGCGGCGGCTCGTTCGGCTATCTGCGCATGACCACGGAATACGCGGACCCCAAGAGTTTTGACCAGGAAATCAGGATCGCCGCGGTTCAGGATCCGTTCAGCGTTTACGGGATCCTCCTGCCGATCTGCCGCGGCAAGGAACCGCGCTGCGCGTTCATTGTCGACCGCATCTCGCACGAAGAGTACAAGGACAAATACGGCAATCCGGATGATGCGGAAAACTTCGAATCGGCCGAGTGGCGCGACTGCGAAGACTGGATCGACGAGAAAACCATCCGCATCGCCGAGTATTGGTGGTGCGAAAACGAGCATAAAACGCTCCGCTTGATTCAAGGCGCTGATCCTGCAGGCGAGCCGATTTACACCGACGATCCGGGCTACACCGACGGGCTGCCGTTCGTGATGGGCGATGACGGCAAGCCGAAAGAGCGCGAGGTTGAGGTTTGCGTGGTGCGTTCCTGCCTCATCGACGGCATGCGCATTTTGCCCGGCACGGAAACGATGTGGGTGGGTGACTCCATCCCGATCGTGCCCGTCCTCGGGCGCCAGATGATCGTCGACGGCAAGGTGCATCTGTTCTCTCTCGTGCGCCACGTCCGCGAGCCCCAGCAGCTCATCAACATTTACAAGTCGGCGATCGCGGAAAAGATCGGGCTCGGTAATCGCGTCCCGTACATCGGCGTGAAGGGTCAGTTCAAGGATCCACGCTGGGAGAACGCTAACCTCGTCAACTACGCCTACCTCGAGTACGAGCCTATTTCAATCGCCGGCACGCTGGCGCCCCCGCCACAGCGTCAGGAAATGGAAGAGCAGATACAAGCTCTCTCCATCGCCGCGGCGCAGGAAATCGACGATCTCAAGGCCGGCATGGGCATCTTTGACGCCTCGCTCGGCGCGCAGGGTAACGAGACGTCCGGCGTCGCGATCGGCTCGCGCCAGCGCCAAAGCAACATCACGAATTTCCATTTTGTCGATAATCTCTGCCGCTCCGAGTGGGATCTGTGCAAGAAAATCCTCAAAATCATTCCGAAGATCTACGACCGCCACGGGCGTCAGGTTCGCATCGTTGGCGAGGATCAGCAGCACTCCGTTGTGGTTGTCAATCAGACGTATTCTGACCCTGAAACCGGCAAACAGAAGCATTACCCGCTGGACGTCGGCGAGTATGACGTGGTTGTGACCGTGGGCCCGTCCTACACGACGGCGCGGCAAGAGGGCGCCGAAACCCTCGGCGAGTTCTTCAAGGCCGCCCCGCAGACCGTGCCAATACTGGGCGATTTGTGGGTCGGATCGCTTGATTTCCCGTGGGCTCGTGAAGGTGCGCGCCGGCTGAAGGCCGCGGCGCCTCCTCAGATTGTGAATGAGGATCAGGGCGATTCAGGGTCACCGGTACCGCCGGCGATTCAGGCGCAGCTAACGAAGCTCCAACAGGATGCTCAGCAAGCCCACGCGTTTGCGCAGTCGCTGTTCCAGAAGCTGGAAACCAAACAGCCCGAACTCGACACCAAGGTAGCAATGCAGCGCGCCGACCTCGATTTTAAACGGGAGCAGTTGGCGGCACAAATTTCGATGCAACAGGCTCAGCTCGGCCTGCAGGCGGCGATCGCGCAGCTTACCCAAGAGCTCGCCACGATCAAGGCCGAAAGGGCCATGACGAACGGCAACCAGCAGGCGCAGGCCGATCGCGCCCACCAGGTGGGCATGCAGGCCATGACGCAGGCGCACCAGGCCGGCATGGCTCTACAGAGCCAGGCGGCCGACGCCTCGGCGCAGGCCTCCGACCAGTCCCATCAGATGGGGATGCAGCAAAGCGCGCAGGATGCCGCGGCGCAACAGGCGGCGCTTCCGGAGGCGGCATGAACGAACAAGAAACACGCGATGACTCGAGTAACGAAGTCGCCCCCATCGCTCCGGTAAGTCCGGAGTGGGAACCGGAAGATGAAGACATCTGGTGGTACATGCTCACCGATTGGAATGATTTCGGCGCGCATTAAACCAGGATCCTTTTCAAACTTGCCTACGCGCGGGCATAAGTACACGCGGAAAATCCTTTGGAGTTAACCATTGGCAGAACAGACGACCGAAACGACAGCGCCAGCAGTAAAGCTCACCCCTTTCCAGGAATGGGCGGCCACTCCGGACGCTGACCAGCAAATCTCCAGCGAGACCGCAATCGATACGGCCTCGGAAACCGCCCCGGCCTCGGAACCGGAAGAAAAGACAGCAGCAGCAACAGAAGAGAAAGAACAGCTTCCCAAGGGCCTCAAAAAGCGCTTTAGCAAGCTCACTTCGGAAATACGCGAACTCCGCGCCCAGCTCGCCGACAAGTCGGCCGCCGCCAGCGAGGAGAAACCGGGGAACGCGACCCCGCCGAAAGAGACTGCCAAGGCCGCCGATGCGTCGGGTAAACCCGTCGCCGCGAACTTCGACACCTATGAGGAGTTCATGGAAGCCCTGACCGATTGGAAAATCGAGCAGCGCGACACCTTGCGTAAGCAGGTTGAAACCCGCGAATCGCAAGCGCAGACCGTTAAGACGCAAGTCGAAGCAGCCCGCGCCAAATACGCCGACTATGACGAAGTGGTCAACGACCAGGTGCCGATTTCTCCGGCCATGGCCGAAGTGATGCTCGCTTCCGAACACGGCGCGGACGTCGCTTACTGGCTCGGCTCCAACCCGGCAGAATCTGCCAAAATCTCGAAAATGACGCCGGCGCAGGCCGGCGCAGCGCTCGCCCGTATTGAGGCTTCCCTCGCCTCGAGCGCGACCCCTGCTAAACAGCAACCCAAAGCAGCTCAGACGAAAGCGCCGGCGCCCCCGAAAACCATCACCGGCACGAGCGGCAGTTCGGACCCCGAACCCGATCCGAAGAATTACAAGGCTTGGGAGAAGTGGTACAACCGCGAACTCAAGCGCCGCACACCCGACGACTAAGGTCAAAACTGCTCAACCCGCGGACGGTCGTGAGATAGGCCGCGGCACTACCGCCGAGAGGCGGAAGGAACCATCTAAATGGCAAACGTTTATCAGCCTTGGCAGGTATTCACCAACCGTGCCTTGCGCATTCTCAAAAACCAGCTCGTCTTCTTGAAGGGCGTCAATCGCGACAACGAAAACCTGTTCGCAAAACCGGGTCAGAAGTCCGGAAACACCATCAACGTCCGATACCCCGCGCGGTATGTCGGCCGCACTGGCGAAGGCTACAGCCCCGAAGCCTACGTCGAAAGCTCCTATCCGGTGGTTATTCGGCCGCTGCAGGGCGTCGACATCAATCTGCCCAGCACTGACTGGACGTTGAACATCGACGACACGGAAAAGCGCGTCCTGAAGCCCGCAATGGCGCAGCTCGTCAACAACGTTGAGCGCGATTGTATGCAGCTCGCCTACCAGGGCGTTGCGAACTTCGTCGGAACGCTGAACACCGCCCCGACTACGGCAAATATCCCACTGCAGGCCGCGGCCTACCTCAAGAATGAGGGCGCCCCGGATGACGGCGGGGCCAAGCGCCTCATCATCTCGCCGAATACGAACGCGACGCTGGTTCCTGCACTCTCCGGATTGTTCAATCCGCAAGTGAAAATCTCGGATCAGTTTGAAAAGGGCGTTCTGGCCAAAAAGACCCTCGGTTGGGACTGGTACGAATCCCAGAACACCTGGATTCACACCATCGGCCCGCTGGGCGGCGCACCCGCAGTGCACGGGGCCAACCAGACCGGCTCGAGCCTGATCACCAACGGTTGGACCGCTGCAGTCGGAAAGCGCCTCAACAAGGGCGACATCATCGAAATCGCCGGCGTGAATGCCGTCAACCCGATGACCCGCGCCGTCTATGGCGGATTGCGTCATTTCGTCGTGACCGCGGACGTCTATAGCGATGGCAGCGGCAACGCCACCATCCCGATTTTCCCGTCCATCGTCCCCGCTCCTCTCGCTTTCGCCACCGTTGACAGCATCCCCGCCGATACGGCGCTGATTTCCGTTTTCGGTACCGCCGCGGCCGGACAGGGCGCGATCGCCGGCACCACCTCGGCGCAGTGCCTCGGTTATCACCCCGATGCATTCACTTTCGCTGGTGTCAGCCAGGAAGTCCCGAAGGGTAGCACCGAAATGGCTTATGAAGCGACGGATCCGGATACCGGTATTCAGCTCCGCTTTGTGCGCCAATATATCGGCACGCAAAACCTGTACGTGAACCGCTTCGACGTGCTGTATGCGTTCGGAGTGCCCTACGGACAGCTCGCCGTGCGCATGCAGAGCAACTAGACGGCACAGCAAACCAGACGGGTCGGGGTAACTCGACCCTTCCAAAGAAAAGAGAAACATCACTATGAATTTCAAAAAGACTTCCGTCCTCTGCTTCGTTCTCCTCGCATTGGCCCTTGTGCCCGCAAACGCGCAGGTCTATACCCTGACGCAAACCTCCCTATCGTCCGCGATCCCCGCCGGCTCGCAGGCTCTCATCGTTGCCTCGGCAACCAACATTTCCGCCGGTACCATGCTGTTTGTCGATCGCGAAGCTATGCTCGTTCTCGGCGTCTCCGGTACCGCTTTGACCGTCACCCGCGGCACGTACACCACGAAAGCTGTGGGGCACGCCTCGGGCGCTATGGTGCTCGCCGGCTCCCCCGACTGGTTCAGCGACAACGACCCTACGGGCACCTGCACTGCATCGCAGACTAAAGCGCTGCCTCACGTCAACGTGATCACCGGGCGCGAATTCCTGTGCTCGAGCGTCACTGGCACCTGGGTTCCCGGATGGGGCAACACCGATTCGCCCGCGCGGGTAAGTGCGGCCGTCGCTTCCGCGGCTGGTCTCATCACTCCCAGCGGCCCGTTGTTCCATATCACCGGTACCGCGGCCATCACCGGTTTTAACGTCCCGGTTGGCTTCCAGTCCGGTGGATTCTGCGCCATTCCTGACGGCGCGTTCACGACCACGAACGCAACCAATATCGCGATCGCGTCCACGGCCGTCGTGAATAAGCTACTTTGCTGGACCTGGGACGACACCAACAGCAAGTTTGTCCCCTCGTATTAACCAATCGGGCGAGCCACTCATCTGAGTGGTTCGCCCATTTTCTTCAAGGATTCTCCGATGTCCCTCTATAACCTCGATCACAAGCCCGAATTTCCCAAGATGAAGTACGCCCCGAACGGGGGCGCCGTCATGGTGCACAACGCGACTGAAGAGCGCGCACTCGGGCCGTTCTGGACCGATGCCCCGAAAGCTCCCGCGGCGCCGGCGAAGCGCAAAAAGGGGGAAGCGTGACAACCAGACTCGCTCTCTTTTTGTTTGTCGCCCTGGCTGTCGTCGGCCTGGCGCAGGTCGGCACGTTCAGCGTGACCGGTCAGCAAGCGGTCACGGCAAGCGCCGCGGCTGTCGCCTATCCCGCCGGCCTCGCCGTTGCGTGCTTCAAGGCTCCCTCTGCGAATAGCGCAACGGTGTATGTCGGCAATTCGGCCGTGACGACGTCGACGGGCTACCCGCTCGCGGCGAGTGAGTCGGTCTGCGTTCCTGTTCAGGGTAAGGCCGGCGCCGTGTATGTCGTCGCGGCAAGCACCGGTTCGAGCATCGCGTGGTTCGGTACAGCTCAATGAGAAACGCGCTTTTGTTTTTGATAGCGGCCGTCGCGCTGCAGGCGCAAAGCGTTACCGGCGTGCCTTCCTCGAATGGCGGCGGCTCGAGCTCGAGCGGCGGCGCCGTAACGAGCGTATTCGGGCAGACTGGCGCGGTTGGCGCGGTTGGCGATCTCAGCGCTACTGGTGGCGTCGTCAAGGTCAACGGTGCAGCGGTTCCCGCGTCGGCTCCTTTGCTTGGATCGAACAGCAGCGGGCAACCGGTTACCGCGAACTCTCCGACGATCACCGGGCCCCTGACGATTGCGCCCGCGGGCGGCGGCGCTGGGGCGATCGACTATTTATGTGGCACTACGCCAAGCCCGCTTCCTTCCTCGGGCTACGTGACGCCGTTCTGTAACAGCGCCAACTCGAATCACTTCAGTGTGGTGAATAGCGCTGGAACTGTAACCGACATGCAACCGACACCTGGCGGGTATGTCCTCCTCTCGGAGCAGGTGTTAGCCTCACCAGCATCGAGCGTCACCTTCTCGTCTATCCCATCGACTTATCGCAATCTTCGGCTGGTGATCTCCGGGAGGTGCAGCGCATCGCAAACCGATGACGGCGTATACCTGCAGTTCAATTCCGACACCGGAGCGAATTATTCTCGCCAATACCTTGTGGCGTCTGTGGCCTCCCTTAGCGCCGGACAGAGCGTGAGCTCCTCGTCAGGGCTGGCGATTGGTGATGTGTCCTGCGGCACTGCTCTGGCAAACGCAGCAGGCAGCAGCATCATGGATATTCCAAATTATTCTGGCACGACGTTTTTGAAAACGGCAGTTGGTACGTCTGGCGGAGTATCGGCCACAGGAGGCGCTGGAGGAATTCGAGTGTTCACATTTAGCGGATTTTGGAATAGCACAGCCGCAATTAACAGCATCCTTGTCCAGCTTTCTGGGGGCAGCAACTTTGTCGCTGGTTCAGTATTCGATCTGTACGCGCAGTAAAACATCAAATGGGAAACATCCTGAAGTTTTTAGTTCTGCTGTTGGCTTGCCAGCCAGTTTTGGCTGCGACGTATTATGTTTCGAATTCCGGAGCGGACGCCAATAACGGCACTTCTTCCTCAGTCCCCTGGCAGACAATCGCGAAGGTCAATGCGGGCGCTTATAGCGCCGGGGATTCCATCTTGTTCCACGGTGGAGACACTTTTAGTGGCACGATTTCCCTTTCGGTAACTGGATCAGCCGCCGCGCCGATCACCGTGGGCAGCTACGGAACGGGAAAGGCAACCATTAACGGGGGAACCGGAGACGGGCTTGACTGTACCAACTGCGAGTTCCTTAAGGTTTCCAACCTCGCCTTGGTCGGATCCGGCTGGACCGGGACTGAACCGAACATCACCGTGCTGAACGGAGGAACGGGCATATTCATCCTTTCTACTCGTACAAGTGGAAACCAACTGCGCAGCATCGATATCTCCGGCAATTCGGTATCCGGCTTTTGGTACGGGATTGTGGTGGGCTATGCCGCTTCCGCAAGCACGCTCGGATACAGCGGCGTCCGGATCTCCAATAATTCAGTGACGAACGACCTGTCGTTCGGAATCAATGTTCTCGGGTACAACGCGAATGCTGGAGGTCCGGTGAATCAGACGACGAACGTCTATATCGGGTACAACACCGTGACCAACATTCCGGGAGATCCACAGTCCGGAACGGGAGGTGTCCATGGTTCGGGAAAGACCGAAGCAGGAGGGATCGACGTCGGCAACGTCACCGGCATTACGATCGAGCGAAACTATCTCTCTGGCATCGCCGGCTTTGGCGGGGCACAGTCCGGACTCACGTTCGGAGGATCGACCGCCATAGGTCTCGCCAGCAGCAGAAACTTCAGGATCTCCAATAATGAGATCGCCAACACACGATGCTCGACGCATTTTGACGGGTCGGCAATTGATATCGACCAGGACACGCAAAACGGAGATGTCGCATACAACCTTAGCTATAACAACGTCGGCTCAGCCATCCAGGTTGGGTCGTACGGCGGATTCACTTCAAATGCACGCATTCACCACAACGTCAGTTACAACGATGTGCGCGGGAACAATACTGGGGGCACGTCTGAGCAGGGGGCCATCAGGCTCGGCGGGGCGTTGAATGGAGTTCCGATATTCAACAATTCAATTTATATAGACAGCGCTGCCGTCGGCGTACCTTCAGCGATCAATTGGGAAACTTGGGCCGGCGGCACTTCCAGCCTGAATGTCCAGATACTCGATAACATTTTCAAAGTCACGGGAGGCATCGCGATCTATCATGCTAATACCGCATCGAACCCCACTCATCTTGGCTCTCCCGTTATTCTCCAGAATCTCTACGATGCTTCTTCCGGCTCGCTCCTAATATCGAACGATACAGGCAGCTCTTACGTAAACACGACTTCTTTAGCAGGATGGCAGGCTCTCGGCTTCGAGACACTGAGCGGAATTAATTACGGGCTCGTTTCTGATGCCGGGTTCCTGAATTTTTTGGGGTTTTCACCTCCGACAGGAGGGTTTTTACCCAGCGGCATCTCGATGCACTATCTTGACCTCTCGCCAGGATCAGTCGCGATCGGGACTGGCGTTGACCCCTGGATTGAAGCCATCGACCTCGGTCTAATTGATTACCAAGGCAATCTTGCACGCCACGGCGCAGCCGTCGACCTTGGCGCTGCTTCCTACCTGACCACTTCCTCGACTCCCGCGTTGACCTTCCGCGGCGGAAACATTCTCCGGTAAAATTCTATGCTCAAAATCCTCTCGCTCTCGCTTTTTGCTGTTTCGTTGTTCGCGCAGAACGCAACGACCCTGGACGCCGCGCAGGTCAAGATATGCCCCGCCGGCGTAAACGCGATTGTGGTGGTGATGGGCTCGCCGGTTAAGCTCCCGGGCGCCGGCTCCGTCTCGACACAAACGATTTGCGCGCAGATTGACGCTTCGGCGTTCAAGCTCGACACAACCACCACACCCCCGACCTTGCGCCTGCTGGCCACGCCGGCGCCGGCGCCTGTCTTCGTAGATGGGGAAGTACCCGGCGGCGCGATCGACGGCGTTAACGCGACGTTCACCCTGGTAGCTGCCCCGAATCCCGCGGCGAGTCTCCAGATTTTCAAAAACGGGCTGCTGCAGACGGCCGGCGCCTCTGCTGACTACGTGCTTTCCGGCTCGAGCATCACCTTTAACACTGCGTCGATTCCGCAACCTGGCGACGTGCTCTTAGTCTTGTATCGCCACTAATGTCTGCAGCTTCTGAAAAGCGCCTGGCGCGTTACCTGAAAGCGAAGGCGCGCGAGGAAGCGGCGGCGAATCACCCCGGCAGGCCGATCGCGGCGACTGGAGTTATTTCATGGCTCTGGCGTGGCGGGCGGATGCCCTGGCCAAAGCCTGTTGAGGATGTATGCGCCGTCGTCGGCCTGGTGAGAGAGTATCAGTCCACTCTTGACCCTGAACTCTGGGCCGCGCACGTCGGCGTCTGGCCCGCGGGCGCGTAAGTTAACCCGATCGATTAATTCACATCAGCGTCGCGAGACGCGGAGAACTCATGTCTTACCTTTGCTCTGACCTCATCAATTCAGCCCTTCGTAAAATCGGCGTGCTCGCGGCCGGGGAAACTCCCAATAGCGACGAGAACACCGACGCGCTGCAGTCCGTCAACGCGCTGATGGAAGCGTGGAGCGCTGAACAAGCCACCATCTACCAGATCGTCAATTTCCAGGGCTCGTTAGTCGCGACCCAGCAGACCTACACCATCGGCACCGGCGGCAACTTCAATACCTCGCGCCCGCTGAAGATCGAGAAAGCCGGCATCATCACGCCCGACACGTTGCGCCACGAGATCAAAATCGTGGGCGCGAAGGACTGGGCCGAGATCGAGGAAAAATCCCTCACCGGCCGCCTGCCGAAAGTGCTGTACAACGACAACGCCTTTCCGCTCGCCAACCTCAATATCTGGCCGATCCCCAGCGGCACCGGCGGCGCCCCAACGCTCGATCTTTATCTCTGGCAGCAGCTCCAGCAGTTCTCGGCGATCACCGACACGTTCTCAATGCCGCCGCCCTACTTCCGGGCGCTCGTATACGCGCTCGCGATCGACCTGGCGCCCGAATACGGCAGCCAGGCGCAGGCCGCCGCGGCGGGCCTCGCCGATGCCGCCGCAAAGGCTAAGGCGGAAGTGATCGCGCTCAACACCTCCAACGCCATGGGCAAAGAGCCCTCCGATTTGCCGCCGGCGCCGGCGCCCGTTCAGCCCCAACAGTAAGGAACCTCCATGACAGTTCAAGACCTCGTTAACCAAAGCCTCACTCTTGTCGGCCGCCTTGGCGCGGGCCGGTCCGCCGGCGCCGCTGAATCCGGCGTCGTAATGGGCCTCGCGAATAACATGCTCGATTCGTGGAGCACGAAGCGGCTCACCGTTTTCACCGTGCAGGCCGCGACGTACGCGCTCACCGCGGGAACCGAGAGCTACACCATCGGCACGGGCGGCGTGTTCAACGCGGCGCGGCCCACCGCGATCGAATCCGCGAACATTGTCGCGACCGTCGAAGGCGCCTCGGCTCGGTTCCCGATGAAAATCATCGGACAGAACGAGTGGGCCTCTCAAGAGACCTACGGGGATCAGTCGATCATCCCCAAAAAGCTCTATTACGATCAGGCGTTCCCGCTCGCGACCATCTACCTGTTCCCGACGCCGGCGACAAACACACACCTCGAGATTTACACCTGGACGCCATTCACTCAATTCGCGACCTTGGGCGACACTCTCGCGATGCCCCCGGGCTATCTCCGCGCCCTCAGCTATAACCTGGCCGTCGAAATCGGCGCCGCGTTCGGACTTCAAATTCCCGCGGCCGTCCTGACGATCGCGGAAGGCTCCAAGGCCGCAATTGAAGCGCTCAACGCGCGGATGATTCCCCAAGACGACATTGCCAACCAGACCGCCGCTGAGAACCAGGGCACGAAAGGCAACAAGCAGTGACCCTGCGCGATCTGGTGCGCTCGAGCTTTCGTCTTGTCGGCGTGCTGCGCGAAGGGCAAGGGCCGAACGTCGACGACATCACCGATTCGCTCGTGGTGCTGAATGCCATGATTTCAAGCTGGTCGATCGACCGGCTAAATATCTTCGACATTCAGCGCAACACCTATAACCTGGTCGCGAACCAACAGACCTATCAGATCGGGCCTGGCGCGCCGGACTTCGACGCGCCGCGGCCGATCCGCATTGACCGCGCCGCGGTGCTGTACACACCAAACGGCCAGTATGACCCGGAGCTCCCCCTCGGGATGATGACCACACGCGAGTGGGAAGACTTGCGGATTAAGAACATCACCAGCCCGATTCCCACCGGCATCTACAACGACAACGCGTACCCCAACGCGAACCTCAGTTTGTGGCCGATTCCGACCATCACTATTCCGCTGATTCTCTATACCTGGCAGGCGCTGACGGGCAATTTCACCTCCGGACAGCTCGACGACTCGCTATCGTTCCCGCCGGGCTATGAGGACGCGATCCGCTACAACCTCGCCGTGCGACTCGCTCCGGAGTGGCAGAAGGAAGTCCGTGAGGACGTGCTCGCCATGGCCAAGGAATCGAAGATGTATATCCAGTCCCTCAACGCGCCGGCGCCCGTGCTCCTCTGCGACGGCGCAATCACCGGCAACAAGTACGGCGGCGGCTGGAGCTACTTGACTGGCTCATACATCCGCTGAAAGACGATTCCGCTAGTACTCTTCGACAGGCAATTACCAGCTTTTAATGGGCGCCCAGACCTTTGACAATTTCGTCGGCGGAAGTTACGCCGCACTCACGCCAAATCTGGCGGCGGATACCTGCGTCAATCTGTACTTTGAGTCGGCCGAGAGCGGCACGGCAAAGAACCGCGCCGCGCTCATGAACGCGCCCGGGAGCGCCGCATTTACCACCTTGCCCACGTCGCCCGTCCGCGGCATCTTCGTCGGCGAGGACGCGCTGTTTGTCGTCGCCGGCGACACCTATTACCAGGTGTTCGACGATGGCACCTTCAACGTCCGCGGCAACGTCGGCAATGACGCGTCTAATTCGCCCGTTCTGATGTTCGAGAACGGCACCCAGCTCATGATCGTGTCGGCGGGAAACGCCTACATCGACGGCGGCGGCCCTGGCGGAAGTGGAAGCGTCCCTGTCGACTGGGCCACAAACACCGGTATCGTGAATGTCACCGGTGTTAACGTCACTTGGGTTTCCGGCGATCCTTTCCCCGCGGACGCGGCCGGCCAGGTGATCGTCCTCAACGGGACTAGCTACACGATTGCCACCGTAACCAGCTCCACGGCCCTGGTGCTGACCGCGTCCGCCGGCACGCTGAGCAACGCGACTTACAACGGGCCCGGCGGCGCACAGCCGGCCTGGTTCTCGAACGGCATCGGCGCGGTGGACACGTCCGGCACGGCGGTCACCTGGGTTTCCGGCGATCAGTTCGACGCCTCAAACCTCGGCAACACCATCATCATCAACGGCGTTTATTACACGGTTGCGAGCGTGACGAGCCCCACTGCGCTGGTGCTAACGACGTCCGCTGGCACGCAGAGCAATGTGGGATATCGCTCGCAGTTTCAAGTGGATGCAGGGACGGGGGCTTATCTCGACGGTTATTACATCGTCTCGAAGGCCTTCACCAATAAGTTTCAGATTTCGGCCGTACTCAACGGAAACAGCTGGAACCCGCTCGACTTCGCCGAAAAAGAAGCCTACCCGGATAACATCCTCGCGTTGCTCGCCGACCACGAACAGCTTTGGCTCTTTGGCACAAAAACCATCGAAGTCTGGGCCAACACGGGCACGGCAACGTTCCCGTTCCAGCGCATCGCGGGCGCCTTCGTGCAAATGGGCTTGGCCGCGCAGTACACCCCAACGCGGGTAGCTGGCACCGTGGCTTGGCTCGGCGGGGATGCCCGCGGCCGTGTGAT